CGAGCCGTCGCTATCAAGCATTTTTGTTTATATTTAACCGTGGCTTCGATGCCACAGAAAAGGAGCTGTCATGGAACCAAAGTTTAAAATGGATAAGGGCGACATAATCCATCGAGGAGCCGTTTACACCACAAACGGCCATTGGTTGGTGCGAAACGATCGAACGTCATTGATGCCCAAAGCACTCTCCAAGTGGATTGCGGAGCATACAGAAGGAAGATACGATTTTGGCGAGCTCTGCTTAACTAGAGAATGCGCCAATCTAGATCAACTCATCAAAGGCCACATTCATCACGATCTCTCTGCTTACAAAAAACTTAAAGATCGGCCAATCGGAGTAAAGTTCCGAAACAACATGGATGAAATAATGGCCTACGTCTTTGAAGCGGAAGACGAATCATTCGAGATCGGCGTGCAACCCATGTATGTTCCAATCTTGAGAATGGGCAATTGTTTTGCGAGAGCACCGGAAAAGGGAAAAAATGATTCTCTAGTTTGGTCTGCCATTCTCATAACCGATGGGCTTTCTGTTTCGGACACGTTAATCGGACTTTTAATGCCGGTGAGAATCCCATGACCATCGCAAACGCAATCACTTGGTGTTTCTTCGTTCCAATTGGAATCGTTGTCTGGGCTTTGGCCATTCGAGCGCTATGCAAGTTTATCGGCGAGATTTTCAGCTGGCTGGATGGCCCATGAGCGATAACGACAACGATTCTCAATTATCCAAAAAACACTCAGTTTGCCCGGTCTGCGGCAAACCGTTCGACGGGGTTATCACGACCCCGTTTGTAACGCTCGATATCATCAAGATCCGGTATCTTCACCTTGAAAACCACCGAGTCCGTCACTGCGACGACCAAGCGCCACTGCCAAAAAGCCACCCGGCGCGCAAGCCAAGAGCTCCCTAATTTTAAGCAAATGCGGTTTTTACCCATTTCCCCGGATTAAATTTCCTCGGTGTTCCGCCTTTACCTAGTACATTTCTATCCAATTTAATTTTTACACGGAACAAAAATTTCTTAATAATTTCTATTACTTATATATTATTTTTATTATTATTCTAAGTAAACTAAGTAAAATAATATATTCTTATAAAAATACTCATGTATTTAACATTAGCTTTATACTTTCTTTTTATTATAAGAATAAAAGTGCCATTTTACCTAGTTTGCCTAGAATATTTAAATATCCCTATTAATATCATATACTTATACGTGTGCCCTTCTTAGAACACGCGTCCGGAACGCCTGGAACGTTGGAACAAAGTATATTCTCTTGCAACCTATTCGATTTGAAGCCAAGCTGCCCTCATGAACGATTTACAACCTCGACGAGCTGAAGAAACTCAATCCAATCGCTCCTTGGTTTTGGCAATTGATCCAGGAATCACCGGTGCAATTGCAATTTATTCCCCTAAAACCAAGATTCTCTATGAATTATTCGATATGCCGGTGATCGAGGATAAATTCGACGGGACCAAAACGTTGGACCATTATGGTTTGGCGCGTATCGTCGATGAGTTTGCGAAATCCGTGCGTTTGGCCGTGGTGGAATGCGTTCACTCGATGCCAGGTCAGGGAGTCTCCTCAACCTTCTTGTTTGGACGCACTACCGGCCTTTGCATCGGTGTTTTGGCAGCCCACCTCCTGCCAATCCTCCAACCGCAGCCCTCTGTTTGGAAGGCATCCATGGGCCTCACGCGGGATAAAAACCGCTCTCTTGAGAAGGCCCGGCAGCTTTTTCCCGATCGCCAAGACTATTTCAAGCTAAAAAAGCACCATGATCGAGCTGAAGCGGCACTCTTGGCCGTTTATGGTGGGCAACTGTCATGAGCCGCCCTAAAGCCGAGTTCAAAGCTCGTATTGTCAATCTGCCAGTAAATAAAGACCCGAAGATGCCACAGCAAGTGATCCAAATGCGTTGGAGATATCAAAATCATGTGGTTGACATGATCGCCGTTAAGACTGCAACTTGGAAGCAACTCATCCACCTCGCCCGCGCAGCCCGTAGGCAATTGAAAAAAGATTCTGGCTTTTAACCAATCAATCTCCTAACCTTTCTAAGTCAATCTCGTCCGCGGGGTTCAATGTTTGACTTCCAACCTTATGGGGTTTCATCGTCAAAATTTTGGCGATGTCTCCGTTCAAGCTAGTCACTTGGCGGAGGTTGGATCCGCACTAGAGCAATCAGTCCTGATTCCGGAAGTCAGCTGTTTGCAAGTCTTTCTCGAAAGGCGTTACTTGGATCTAGCAGCGCGGACGGGACTTGACCTTTCCCGAATTCATTGCCAACAGTGAAAAAATGACGATGACTCCGCACCCATATCAAGAAATCGGCCGGGATTTTTTGGTCGCGCACAGATTTGCACTCTTGGCCGATGAGCAAGGCCTTGGCAAAACTGGCCAAGCCATTCTCGCGGCCAAAAAACTGCGAGCAAAAGAGATCTGGGTCATTTGCAGGGCTGTTGCCACCATAAACTGGCAAAGGGAATTTGATCTTTGGTGGCCGGAGCATCACACCGGCAAAAACAAAGTCATTATCCGAATTCACAGCTTTGAGCAAATGGACAAGATTCCTCTCGATGCCAAGGCTGATATCCTCATCGGCGACGAAGGACATTTCCTCAAGAATCCCCATGCCATTCGTACCCAAGAGTTTTTTGGCAAAAACGGACTTGTCAGAAGATCCGCGCGTTGTTGGATTCTAACCGGATCTCCCATGCCAAACCACCCGGGCGAACTGTGGCCAATGCTTTACACGTTTGGCGTCACCAAACTCGACTATGATTCTTGGATAAATAGGTATTGTACGAGCTATCAGCCGCATCCTCATCGAACGCAAATCACGGGAGCAAAAAATAACCTACTGCCGGAGCTCGCGAAGATCATCAAGCCAATCATGTTAAGGAGAAAGGCAAGCGAACATTTGAATCTGCCGCCACTCGTCTTTAGCAAGCTCATCGTTGAGCCGCCAAAGAGCATTGATCTTGGACTCTATTCCTCGTTCGTGAAATACGTTTTTCCAACCGACGAAACGAAGGAGCTTGCCCGGCTCATCGAGCAGCAAACCAACACCACGCGAACGGTGATCGATGGAAAACTGACCTTTAAGGGGCTCCAAGCGCTGCAAATGCTCGCAAAATCCATCACGACGCTTCGGATGTACAACTCGATCGCGAAATTGGAACCGATCATCGAGCTCGTACGCGATGAGCTTTCGAGCAATGCCTACGATAAAATCGTAATCTTTGGAATATATAGAGATACGATCGCAACGCTTCAACGCGAGCTTGCCGACTTCAATCCAGTCACCGTTTACGGCGGCACGCCAAAGGAAAAGGCCCAGCGTCACATTGATAGCTTTCAGCAAAACGCGAAAACTCGCATCCTCCTTGGAAACATCATCTCGGCCGGCACGAGCATTACATTGACTGCCGCCAATCAAGTCCTGTTTGTCGATCAAGAGTGGAGTCCAGAGCACAACGTGCAAGCTGCAAAAAGAGCTCACCGAATTGGGCAAAAAAAGCCTGTTTTCGTGCGCTTCGCGTGCTTGCCGGGCAGCATTGATGAGCACGTAAATGAAATGCTTTTGGAAAAATCCACTGCCATTGCCAAGCTGCTTTGCGACAACGAAGAAAAAGCCGCTTGCATGGAACGAGAAGTTTTGAGTAGCCTCAATTTCGATAAGTTACTGGAATAGTCCACGCCACCGAACACATCTTAGAGGGGGAAATCAAAGATGTTTACAGTTACCATTCAGGCGAATTCCGCCGAAGATTTACGTTTGAAATGCATGGAGATGGCAGCACAGTTTTTGCGAATCAACGTGCGTGACCAGCTCAATCCGCAAACCGGCAAAGTGACCACCACGCAGGAGAAAGTCGATGCGGCGCTCGCGAAAGTCCACGAGAGGGAAAAGGAAGCCAAACTCCCGCTCCCGGAAGAAGTTCAAACCCAACCGACGAAAAATAGTTTCGAGCCGAAGAGAGAACGCGGCAAGCCTGGACGAAAGCCAAAACCTAAACCCGAAGCTGAGAACGCTGCTGCTCAAGAAGGCGCTCAAGCTGCACCACAGTCGACGGAAATACCACTAACGCCGCCGGCGCAGACGAGCACGCAGCTGGAAATGCCGGTTGATCAACCGCCGTTTGCAGCGAGCAGCAGTCCAAGTGCAACCAAAGATGATGCGATCAAGGCTCTCTCCGCTCTCAATGAGGCAAAAGGATTTGAAGCCGCGCGCGAAGCCTTGGAAAAACTGGGTGCAAAGCGAATGGGCGAAGTGAAGCCAGAGAAATATGGCGAACTTGTCGAAATCTGCAAGCAAATGGTGGGATGAATTGTATGCCCATCTCAAAGAAAAAACTGCGATCAAGCCGCCGGGCTTGCGCGCAAAAACGCGCATGGTCCCGGCACGTTAAGAGCCAAGAGAATGCCAACACGTTAAAAAAGCTCAAGAACGAAGGCAAAGTTCCGGCAACTCGTGCTCCACGTGGAGGTCGAAGATGAGCAATTTACCAGTTCACTCGCACCTTGGCGCAAGCTCCTATCACCGTTGGAGAGCTTGTCCTGGATCCATTCGTGAAATCAAAAAAGCGCCACCACAAGTTTCAAGCGTTTACGCGGACGAAGGTACTCGCGCGCATGAGATGGCGGCTGATTGGCTGACTGGCAAGGGCCCAAACGCCAAAAATTCCACTGAGTACGAAATGATGGAGGCTGTTGATGTTTACGTCACTTACATTAAGGAGCTTTGCCAAGCTGGAAAAGAAAACCAGCTTCTCGTCGAGCACCGCTTTGATCTTAGCAAGCTTTATCCGATGCTTTACGGGACGGCTGACGCGGTTATTTGGAAGCCAGGAATCAAAGAGCTTGAAGTCGTCGACTATAAGCATGGTCAAGGCGTCCCGGTTGACGTCGTCGAAAACGAGCAACTTCAATATTATGCTCTGGGTGCTCTTCTTAGCCTGCCTAATTTACGGGTTTCTGAGGTAAAAATCACGATCGTGCAACCGCGCTGCTTTCATGTGGACGGGCCGATTCGCTCTTGGTCGATACCGGCATTGGAGCTTTTGGACTTCGCAGCGGATCTTGTCGATGCGGCCAAGGCCACGGAAAAACCCGATGCCAGTCTCAAAAGCGGAGATCATTGCAGGTTTTGCCCGGCTTCCGCCCAATGCCCGGAACTTTCCAAAAAAGCGCTCGAGACGGCTAAGGAAGTGTTCACGCCGGCGCTTTCTTATGATCCGCAGAAACTTTCTGACACTCTCCACGCCCTCCCACAAATCGAGTCCTGGATCAAGAGTGTCAGGGAGTTTGCCTACAATGAAGCGAACAAGGGCAAATGCCCGCCGGGATGGAAGTTGGTCGCCAAGCGCGCGATGAGGCGCTGGATGGGCGAAGTTACTCCAGAGCTTTTGAATAAAAACTTTGGCATTTCTGTCCACCAACTTGTGACCGAGCCCGAGCTTAAATCACCTGCACAAGTCGAAAAGTTTTGTACCAAGGAGCAAAAAACGAAGCTCGCGAAGTACATGATCAGCGAATCAAGCGGCACGACTCTCGTCGAGGAAGCTGACGGTCGCCCGCCAGTTAGCTCACTTGAACAAGCGAAGAATGTTTTCGAGGTCATCGGTGGCTAAGTTTAGAAAGAAACCAGTCGTCATCGAAGCGAGGCAGCTCACAAAAGAGAGTTGGCATGAATGCCGTGAATGGCTTGGCGGCAGTTGTCGTGGCGGTGTCTCTGGTAAATCAGATAGATTTGGGCAAACTCCAAAGGCACAGCTTTTTATCATCACACTTGAAGGCGATCACACGGCGATGGAAGGCGATTGGATTATCAAAGGTGTAAAAGGAGAATTCTATCCTTGTAAGCCTGATATTTTTGAAATGACGTACGAAGAAGTAAGCGAATAAACGCTAAAACCAAAGGGAGGGACAATGTCCACCACAGTAACAACGCCGGTATTCCGGCTCTCATATCCCAAACTCTTTAAAGCCGAGTTAAACAAGCTCAATGGCAAAGAAGAGTTTTCATTGGTAGCACTTTTTCCGAAGGGCACCGATTTAACCGCTATGCAAAAAGCAGCACAAGCTGCGATCGAGAAGAAATGGGGAACCGATCCATCAAAGTGGCCAAAACCGCTTAAAAATCCTTTCCGCAAGCACGAAGAGCGGGAAAAAGACGGGAAGTTGCCCGATGGCCATGAGCCAGGTGGCATCTTCATGAACTTGAAATCTGAACGCAAGCCAACGGTGGTTGACCAAAACGTGCAGGAAATCTTGGATCCGGCAAAAATTTATGCCGGCTGCTTCGTTCGCGCGTCGATCAACTTTTACGCTTACGATCAAAAAGGAAATCGCGGAGTGAGCGCTGGTCTTGGCCACGTTCAGCTCGTGCGAGACGGCGATCCGCTCGGCAATGTCGTGCGTGTCACCGATGCATTTGCTCCTGTTGAAACCGGTGGCGGCGGCACGGGGGGTGCTGCTGACGCCGGTGCTTTGTTCTCATAAGTGAATTTGCCACGGCCAAGGTATCCCTGGCAGATGGCGCGTTGCCGGTTGCGCGTGTGGCAACAACCGGCTTTTTAGAGAGCCCCGTTGGTTGACTGAAAGATCAACAACGTGAAAACACCCGACTGGCGGGGCTCTCTAAAAAGCGTCATGTGTGGAAGTTGAGGTGCCGTAGCCCTCTAGAGCACACGCCTGGCCGGGAGCAAACTGATAGCAACTCTCCGGATAGTACGCCGTGAACGGATTGCAGGGGCATCCAGTGGAGTCACGCCCACACGCTTTTTGTTTTTAGGGGGAATAAGTGTCCATCTTGCACTTGGATTTCGAAACAAAATCGACCGTCGATCTCAAAAAGGTAGGGCTCCATGTTTATGCCACCCATCCCGACACCGACGTCATTGTTGCTTGTTACACCTTTGACGAAGGCCCTGTTCGCACGTGGTGGGCAGGCCAGGCTTGTCCTTCCGATGTGCGAGATCACATTGAGGCCGGCCGAGAAGTCTGGGCCCATAACGCAGCCTTCGAGCGAGTCATCAACAATTGTGTCATGCACCGAAGATATGGGTGGCCTAAAATCTCCATTCACCAAGTCCGCTGCACTTCTGCCATGGCCTATGCCATGGCACTCCCCGGCTCTCTAGACGGCGCGAGCGCTGCCCTTGGAGTCGACCAACGAAAAGACATGGCTGGAAGCAGACTCATGCTCCAAATGTGCCAACCGCGGGACGTTTCGCCCACTGGCAAGGTGATTTGGTGGGATGAGGACAAGGAAAAACTCGGACGGCTTGGAGCTTATTGCGCGCAAGACGTCGTGGTCGAGCGAGTAATCGGCCATCGAATGATGCCACTTTCCCCTTACGAGCAAAAAGTTTACCAACTAGATCAAGTCATCAACGACCGCGGGATTGGAGTTGACGTTCCGGCAATCAAGCGTGCTCTTGAAATAATCGACGATGAAAAAGCCCGGTTGACCGCAGAGATCCAAAAAGTTTCAATGAATCAAGTGGCAACGCCAACGGCGGTGCAACAGATCAAGGATTTTCTCTCTTGGAGGATGGGTGTTTCAGTTGAAGGACTTGCTAAAAATGACGTCACTGAATTGCTTGACCGTGAAGGAATCCCCTCAGATTGTAGAAGAGTCTTGGAAATTCGGCAGGAAGCCGGAAAAGCTGCCACTTCAAAACTTGAGCCAATGCTCGTTTCCGCAGGCAGGGATCACCGAGTTCGAGGAACTTTTCAATATACCGGAGCTAGCACTCGCAGATGGGCTGGCCGAAGGGTGCAACTCCACAACCTCAAACGCCCGGGAATCAAGCAAGAACATATCGATCGGCTTCTCGATTCTCTCAGCTGTGGACGCGTAAAGGCCCATGAGATCGACCTTCTCTATGGAAAACCGCTTGAAGTTTTGGCGGAATGCATTCGCGCATTTATATGTGCTCCTTTGGGCCGCGATCTTATTGCTTGTGATTTTAGCGCGATTGAAGCTCGAGTCCTGGCGTGGCTCGCAGGCCAAGAATCAACTCTAGAGGTCTTTAGAACCCATGGAAAAATTTACGAGCAGGCTGCAAGTTTCATTTTTACTGTGCCGATCAACGCCATCGTCGATTGGCAAAGGCAAGTCGGAAAAGTCGCCGTGCTTGCTCTCGGATATCAAGGTGGCGTCGGAGCGTTTTCCACAATGGCAAAAGGCTACGGAGTTAGCATGGCTCCTGCGTATCCAACTCTGCTCGCACAGGCATCCGCGGAGCACCGGGAAAAAGCGATAAAGAACTGGCAGGAAAATGGCAAGCGCTACGATCTTCCGATGGAAGAGTTCATCGCGTCAGACCTCACAAAACTTGCTTGGCGCGAAGCCAACCCCGATATCGTGCGTTTTTGGTATTCGCTTGAAAACGCTGCTATCGCCGCAATCCAAAATCCAAAGATCCCGCAGCAAGTGCGCGGAATTACTTATCTTGTAAACGGATCTTTCCTTTGGTGTAAACTCCCTGGCGGAGGCGTCATTTGCTATCCCTATCCATCGCTTGATGAGAAGAAAACGCCTTGGGGAGAGATCAGGCCTTCAATCGTCTACAAATCCGAAGACATTTCACGCAAATGGGTTAGAACCCACACCTATGGCGGGTCTTTGGCAGAAAACGTGACGCAAGCCGTGGCGCGAGATTTACTTGCCGATGCGATGCTTCGATTGGAAGCTAAAGGATACCCCGTTGTTGCGCACGTTCATGATGAAGTGATCTGCGAAGTGCCAAAAAGCTTCGGGTCAGTTGAAGAAATGTCACAAATCATGTGCGCAAATCCTGACTGGGCTCGGACTCTCCCGATTGCAGCCGGCGGTTGGCGTGGGAAAAGGTATCGCAAATGACCGAATATCCACAAGACAAGCCTTTCAGAATTGGCGATGACTACTTTATCATGTCAAAGCGCAACGTTCCCGAATACCACTTCGTTTTTCCAAACATCATCGTTGCTTACGCCACGGACAAATCTCCGGCGCAAGCGGCAGCTGCGAGTCCAAAAATCGCGATCTTCACTCGATGCGAGGGCAAACAACCCCGCAAGGGTTTTTATTTCTACAAAATCGATTTAGAGCGTTCGCGGAAGGCAAGTCTATGAAACTCGACACTCCATTTGCCCTCCACAATGCTGGATTTCAAATCTTTCCTGTTGCTCCAAACTCCAAAATCCCCGCGATAAAGCAATGGCAGCATCCGCTCTCGGCCGATGAGATGGCCCGTTGGTTTGGTGGTCCGACTACGAGTTGCAACATTGGAATCCATTGCGGAAAACTGCTCGATCGAGACGCTTATCTCTGCGTTATCGACATTGACGTCAAGGACGGTCGGGATGGCCGCGTTGCGATGGATCAACTAGCCATCTTAGGCAAAGATTTCCCACCAACGCTTTCAGCCAAAACCCCGACTGGAGGCTTGCATCTCTTTTACTGGTCTTCCGTTCCCATTAAAAACGGCGTGAACTGTCTTGGAGTTGGCATCGATCGCCGCGGTTTAGGCGGTTACGTCGTTGCCGCCGGGAGCGAGATTGACGGGAAAAAGTACGAATGGATCAATGAGAATCCAATGGCGGAAGCGCTGGATTGGATGGTTCAGCCCGCGAGCCCGCGTGCGCAGAAAGTTGCGAAATCGCACCTTGCTTTGGTGGACGTTAACCAAGATATGGCTTGGAATAGAGCCGTCGAATATCTGGATAGTTTGGAGGTGGCGGCGCAAGGTGGACGGAACGATGCTGCCTATCGTGCTTCATGCAAGATCAAGGACTTTGGGCTATCCTTCGAAAAATGCGTGGAGGTTATGCGCCAGTATTTCGTCTGCGAACCCGCTCTCGAAACGGAAGAGATTCGTCATGTGGTGGCTTCCGCATTTAACTACAGTGCGAATCCACCGGGAATCGACGCTCCGGAAGTGGCCTTCAATGAACCGGCTGTTGAAGTAGAAAAGAAAACCAAGCACCCTTTCGAGCGGCTCAATGACGAGTACGCTTTTGTCACCGCCGGCGGCGGCCACCATATCCTCCAAGAGATCACCGACGAAGAAGGAAAATTTACACTCGATCACTTAAGCGAGCCGAGCTTCCATAAACGGCACGCGGCTGAAACGATGATGATCGGCGAAAAGCCTCAGCCGATCACCCAACTCTGGATGAAATCCAAAGAGCGAAGATCTTACACCGGAATTTGTTTTGCACCGGGGAAAGATCATCGCGGGCTTTACAATTTGTGGCGTGGATTTACGGTCAAACCAAAGAAAACTGGCTCTCGCGAAGCATTGGCAGCCGTTCAGAACTTTCTAGAGCATATTCGTCTCAACGTTTGTCGAGGTGACGTTGAACATTTCAATTGGCTTGTGGGATACTTTGCGCATCTCGTTCAGCGGCCGTGGGAAAAGCCCTTAGTGGCATTGGTGATGCGCGGTGGTAAAGGCGTTGGCAAAAGCTTCATTGTTGAGTGCATCGGCCATTTACTTGGTATCCATTTCTTGCTCACATCCAATCGCCGTTTTTTGCTTAGTCACTTCAATGGGCATTTGCAGCATCTACTTTTGTTTACCCTTGAGGAAGCCTTCTGGTCAGGCGACAAGCAAGCCGAAGGCGTTCTCAAAGATCTCATCACTGGCAAAACCCATGTCATCGAACACAAAGGAAAAGAGCCCTACACCGTAGCGAACCTGCTTCGAGTGGTGATCATCGGAAACGAAGATTGGATCGTGCCGGCATCTGGCGATGAACGCCGATTTGCCGTGTTCGACGTTGGCAATGGTAGGAAACAAGATCGCCCGTTTTTCCAATCGATTCTAGACGGAATGAAAGACGGAGGTTACGAGCTCTTGCTCGATTACTTGATGAACGCTCCAATTTCCGATGTGAACGCAGCGCCAGCGACGGAAGCCTTGACCGATCAAAAACTTAGTAGCCTCGGACCGATTGAACAGTGGTGGCTCGAGGTTCTTCAATCCAAATCTCTTTCTCATTCGGGCATAGAAGGTTGGCCGGTTGAAGCCTTAAAATCGACCGCGCGAGATTCTTTCTATCGATACTTCAATGAACGCATGAGCGGTTGGGCGCCAAATGAATCTCAGTTTGGCCGCAGATTGAAACTTTGTTGTCCAAGCATGGGTCTTGGACGCGTTCGAGAAGGTAAAGTTCTTCCGTATACCTATCGCTTTCCGACGATCGAGCAAGCGCGAAAAGATTTCGAAACGCACATCGGCGGAAAAATTTTGTGGGAGGATTGAAACTTCTGCGGTAAAAGCTGCGAACCTGTAACCGAAAAAACGAAAAACCGAAGGAGTTTCAATGGAAAAAATGCAATTCGATTTAAACCGCCGTAAAGCCGTCGCCACGACGATTCGAACGCTCGAGGGTATTTTGACCGGTCCGGTGCCTAAAAATGCAGCAATGACCGTTTCAGCGCTTTTTAAACGCGTCTGGTCGGAGCATTGGTCAAACGATCGGTTTTTAAAAAGCGGCTGGTCGTACGAAGTCGAACGATGCTTCAAGGTGTTCATCGAACCGGAACTTGGATCATTCAATATAAACGATATGAGGGCTGCCATTGTGCGAGATTGGCATATTGGGCTCGTAGGCACCCCAACTCAGGCAAATCGCGCCTTGGAGGTTTTAAGCCGTATGTTTCAGCACGCCTGGGAGCGGGAATGGATTGCCGATAACCCGTGCAAACGCGTCAAAGCCTTCCGCGAAAAGAAGCGAAAACGCTATGCCACCCCAGATGAGCTCCGACGCATCGGCGCGTTGATTGCCAAATATTCTAGCCGGTGGCCGCGGAAAACGACGTTTATCTTGGCGCTCTTGCTCACCGGCGCTAGGCCGCGATCGCTTGAACGCGCTCAGTGGAGTGATTTAAGAGAACAAGATGGCTACGGCATTCTTTCCTTCAAGGGTAAAGGCACGGAAATTACGGGGGAGTTCGAGCAAGTGATCTTCCCACCCATGTTGATGGCGCAAATCAAGGAACTTGGCAAGCCTTTGGACGGTTCACTCATGGGATGCTCAATGCCCAATGGCCTTTGGGATCGGATTCGCCAAGAAGCCATCTGTCCGGATCTTTGGATGCGTGATTGCCGGCGAACTTTTGCAACGGTGGGCTTGTCAAACGGCGCAGACCTTGGTTTGATCGGCGAATTGTTGAACCACAAGTCAACACAAACAACCAAGATCTATGCCCAGCTTCTTGATTCGAGACGAATCAAAGCCGCTGGCGAGATCGCAAACCAAATGAGCGAATTGCTCGGAGGATAAAAAGATGCCAGTCAAAAAAGTAAAAGGTGGATACAAGTGGGGAAATCACGGAAAAGTATATCCGACCAAAGCGCAAGCCGAAAAGCAAGCGAAGGCCGCTTACGCGAATGGATACCGAGAACCCAAAAAAGGCGGGAAATAATGGCAGCCAAGAAACACGACCCGGTCAACTACCCGTCGCACTATACTGAACATCCAAGTGGGATAGAATGCATCCAAGTTACGGAACACCAAAACTTTTGCGTGGGCAACGCGATCAAGTACCTTTGGCGTGCGGATCTCAAGAATGGGATTCAAGATTTGGAGAAAGCAGCTTGGTATGTCAATCGAGAAATCGAGCGGCGCAAAAAGATGGCTATTGGGAAAAGTTGAATCATCACTGATTCGATGAAACTTCACCTGCGGTGACGATTCAGATTTACTAGAAGTTAGTGCAAAATTTTACTAGAAGTTGCAGGGGGAAAGTTTGTTGGTTGCAAGGCCGCTTTCATATAAACAATGCTGCGAATTTATTTCAGCATTTCACCGTCATCATAGGCCGCCGCAAGGCTGGAAGTTTGGCATTGCGGCTTTCAGCGGCGACGAATGTGTCGGTGTTATGGCTTGTGGTCGACCAATTGCGAGAATGTTGGATAACGGAATGACGCTCGAAGTGACAAGACTTTGCTCTAATGGAATGAAAAATGTGTGCTCGTTTCTCTATGCGCGAGCTCGCCAAATCGCCTTCGCAATGGGCTATTCGCGAATCATCACCTACATTCTTGAGTCGGAACCTGGCACTTCTCTTAAGGCGTCAGGCTGGCGACTGGTCTCACTGACTGGCGGCGGACATTGGGGAAGGCCGAGTCGATCGAGAACTACTAAGCATCCGACCGAAAGGAAACAGTTGTGGGAATCGGTAGTTTGAAACGTCACTATTCGTGACGATGCACGAATAAAAAAGCCCGCTTCGCAGCGGGCTTTTTCCTTTTAAGACTATTAGGGAGTTGGAGGCGAGATCGAAGCAAGCAAAGCCGCGAGTGAGCTTTGCGCTGCGATTAACTGATCTTTCATCCCTTGAAACTGTGAAACTTGGATTGCTTCGCCGGCTTCCTTGGAAGACAAAACATCAAACGAAGTTTGGAGAGCTGCCAACTTGTCTTGAGCATCTTTCAGCGCCGCGATGTCAGAATCATCCTTTGCTTGGAGATCCGAAATTTGCTGATTCAGCGGATCGGTTGCAGCTTTTACAGCGGCATCGAGATCGGCTTGCGTGAGAGTGCCGTCCGAAGCTTTTTGCTCGGAGGCCGCTTTGTCGTAAACGTCGCTCAAAACTTGGCCCAAGATTTGATCTTGGCCAGAAATGAACGCAGACTTTGCATCGGAAACGATTTGATCTTTGGACATTTTCTTCTTCCTTCCCCGGCGGGGTTTGTTACGAATTGAAAATAAACAGCACATCTAGCTTCGAAGTATGGGAATGATTCTACTTTGGGTCAACCTGTTTGCCACGGAAAAAAGCGGGGATCCGCCGAAGGTCCACAAATTCCAAGCTATAATCGCCAGATTGCGTCTCGCATTCCACGATCGTACACCCTTCGACCCAATTGTCTTTGGATCCGCGATAGTCGAAAACGGGCTTCGACTTATCTCCAAGCCACCCAAGAGAATACGCTTTGGTTAAAATTGGAGTGGGTCCAAACTTCCTATGAGAAAAAGACTGCCAAGTGTGAGTGTGACCATAAGCAACATCAACGTACGCATTCTCTGCCGTTTGCTTCGCATGGGCTTGCCCGCGGCCAATGGGTTCATGCCTCAAGTAGAGTTTAGATTTTCCACATTGAACGAGTTGGATTGGGCCATAAGGAACGAATTTCCACCGCGGTCTTTCGTGGAATTTCAAAACTTGCGGTGTATCGATAAGCCCCCACATCTGTGGCGCCACATCGCGGATGAATCTAAAAAGCCTATAGCAATGGTTTCCCTCAATCAACGTCACCGGCGTCGCCGGAAAAAGCGAATGGATTTCATCAAGCTTTCGGTTAACGTACTCGAGTTCTCGCAGGAATGGCATTTGTTCGCCAGGATGTTTTGCCCAAGAAGAAACCGCTTCAAATTCGCCAATGTCGCCAAGCAGATAAAGGTGGTCAATGGGCGCATCAAAGGAGCGAAAGATCTTAAGAGCCATCTTGTAGCGCTGCTGGTCTTCATAGGGGAAATGAATGTCGTTCAATATCCCGTACCGCTCAAGTTTAGTGCTCACACTTGGAAGCATGAGCATTTTTCGAACGGATTGCTACTAGGCCTTTGACCGGATTTGGCGATCGGCCGCTGCCGCCGCAATCTCGCGGTATTCTTGAGGGGTCCTCGGAGTAAGTCTCACCTTAAATAGCAAGGCTTTCTCGCAATGGCGATTGACGGTGCCAGTTGATATTTGCAACCGAAGTGCAATGTCAGCGATGGCCCAACCCTTCCGCCTCAAATCGAGGATATCGGAAGGGTTATAGGGTAAGTGCTTTCGCTTAGACGGCTTAGCCAATGGCGAATTGGAAATGCATATTGTCTTTGCGACCGTTGAAATCTCCACCCCAGACAAAGCTTTCGTCTTTGAAGCACTGAACGACGTCCATGTGATCGCGGAAATCGCCCTTTGTTTGACCCATCGGGTTTGTTTCGGCGTTCAAATCGATTGCCAAGCCATAAGAATGCCAAGAGAAGTTGTTTGAACCGCGGACCGGGCGAATGTTGAAGCAGCCGTCATAGGTCTTAAGGAATTTTGCCAAGCCTTTTTTTGCAATCGCGCGAAGAGCGTTGTCGAGAGCTGGGTACATATCGACGTTGCAGGCAATGTGTTTAACCGGCATTTTCGTGTCCATCACCATCCACTCGGGGAACATATTGGGCTGAATCTCGAGCATTCGCATCCATTGGGCTTGATGCGGCCAACGCTTTGATGCGTAATCGATTGCCCCGTAGCGTTGGAGCGCTTCATCTCTAGTGACTAGTTTCATGACTCATGACCTTTCTCTTAGTACGTTTGACTTTGGATAAAAAAATTTGGATCGCCTGTTTCGTTTCGAAATCGCATTCAGTTTGGTGATTTTGGCAGAGAATTTCAATGGCTTTTTGCCAATTTGTAAATGCGTCAGTGCTCGTGCAAACCATTCCAAAGCGGTGCGAGGGATCCACGGTTGGAATATCCCAGGTAGCTTTTGGAATGTCTCGCTCATCGTCGCTCAAAGAATGAAAGCATGATGCTCCAAACTGGCCGGCATCGGCGCAAAATTCGTTGTTTTTAATTGGAACTTGGTTGCAGCCGTTAAGTGGGAGTAGAAACGCGAGTGCGAATGAGATCACCATACTTCTTTTTGAAATCTTGAAAATTCTCATCCGTTGGCTCCTTTTCAAGCTGACTGGCAGCGGCTTTCGCAGCATCGTTTTGCCGGTCATCCGTCAACGTGATGATGACCGTGGTAGAGCCCTTTTGCAACTCTGCCACGACTTTTTGCTCTAGACGAGATGCGAAAAATTCCCAGATCCAAGAAAGTGGCGGGACGCCTAAGAAAGGGAAGTCGACGATCAATGCCGCTTCCCCCATCGCTAATGCCGTGGCTCCGATGCCTGCCAGGAGTCCATCGGCAACTTGGACTCCGTCTACTTTGCCGGAGGAGCTCCGCTACCGATTACCGGAATCGCTTCAATAAAGCTAATGATCGAAACGTAGATGGCTCCAAGCCCGGGGATTGCTTTTACGCTATCCAAGAGTTGATGCAAGAGGACTGCGCCAGCGCCGGCGAAGATGTAAGCGATCGCCGAAGGGAAACTCAAACCCGTTCCAAGCGACAAAACGCCTGCAATCAAGCCCAATACCGGTGCCACCCAGGTTTGCAAAGCGCCCAATTTTTCCCACAGCGGGGCCAAAAAGGAAACTTTCATCGAGGCAACGATTAGCAAGCAGATGGAAGCTATCTTTAGCATCCAGCTCATGCCACCGAATTGGGAAACTGCTTGGCTGACTTGCGAGAAAAAATCGAGGTCTGGATTGGCCGGCGCTGGAGTTTGTGCGAACGCAGCCACCCCTAAAAACGCAAAAAGAAAAAATAAAAATATCTTGAACTGTCTCATGATCCCTCCCTGGGAAATGGTTTGTTTACTGGATTCAATGTGCCTTCAACCACAAAGTCAAGAGCGTTACGGCCGGCGAGAGAATCAAGACGAGAATGGCTACCACGGTCAGGACTTTGGCCTCAAAAATCTTAAGTCCCGTGATATTGGTAGCAAGTGCGTCGATCTTCTCATTGATGGCCTTAAAATCGCCCTCTGTGCGCTTCATGAACCACCAAAGCAGGTCTTTTTGATCCCGATCCATGGGAAATTTCCTTCTTATTCAGCGGTTAACGCCGCTGTTGCAATCATCAAAACCGGAGAGACAGCGCTTCCCAAGGGAGTTACTAAGGTATACGTGTCGTTGACGGTTCCAACCACCATTCCATGAGTGGTTACGTTTTGTCCGTCGGGACCAGCAGCACTTTGCACCCAAAAAACCAAGGTTCCATTTGTCATGACGCTACTCCTTAATGCGTAAAGATTTCGGCCAATCCGATCCGGTACTCATCCAAGCCATTGCCCGCCGTATTTGGGTTGCAAAGGGAAGTGACGGTATCGCCGGCCGTTAAAAAAAGAAAAGCTGAACCAGCAATTTGGTTTCTCCGAGTTGCAGATGCTCCTTGAAAATTGTTGGCAAGAAGCTGGACTCCTCCACCATTCACGGAAAAACCAATTTCCAACCAATGATCCGAACCCGCGAAGCTCGAAGAGCTAACCGAAATCGTATAGAGATGAATTCCCGTGTGCTGCGCCGTAAACTTATTTGCAGTTCCAAGCATGGAAGTGTCCGATCCAGATACGGCATCGGAGCTCGTAAATGGCACGGCATTGGTGTAAACTCCACAAGTAAAGGCTTGACCCGGCGCCTTGTAGATTACGTCTCCGACTGGATTCGTTACTCCACCGCTGTTGTTTATCCAGGCGGGCAAGCCTGAGACGAGCGCCATGATTTGACCATCCGTTCCTTTTGGCAATCTAGTGCCCGTTCCAGAAGTTCCGCCATAAATGATATCGCCGGATGCGGACATTGGTGAAAGCGCATCAAACGCGCCGGCCTTTGACGTCGCACCGGTTCCACCATGGGCGATGGCAGCCGTTCCAGAAGTGATATTGCCAGAAGAATCAGACAACAGCGTCCCTGCTCCAAGAGAAGAAACCTTGAGTCCAGCGGCGGTAAGAACGTTTGAAAGGTAGCTAAAGCCGCTTATGTCAGTAAGGTTGCCAGCTCCGTCAGACAATTGGACTTGCCCGTTGATTCCGCTTGCCGTCGTACCGCTGCCGCCACAAGAACCCCAAGAGGTCGTCGAAACCCCATCCGTTTCAAGGCATTGGCCTGCAGATCCGAAGCCATTTGAGGGAAGCGGAGGACCGCCGTTGAGCGAAATGCTGCCCGACGCGGCGAAAGCCCATGCCGTATAAAACGCGAAAACAAAGGTGAGAAGTGTGGATATTGCTTTCATGATTACAATCCTTTGCCGCTCAAGACCACGTTAAGAGTCCCGGTGCCGGCGGCACGCGTATAAACAAGTCTTATACATCGGTATCCTTGGCCAATGAGATTCCACATGAAATCCCCATCGGCGGATATCGCTTGAGAAGTGCCGCTTTGATCAGTCCAAGTCGTAACGCTCGCACAGCCAGCGAGGTCATTTGATGCTTGGAGCTTGAAGGTTCCAGATCCGCTTGATCCCGTGATGCCAGTCCAAACCGCTTGGATGTTCACGTTATCGTAGTTGGTAATGTCAACCGGCGTCGAATTAAGGCTTGCGCCCATGGATCCGGCGGTTACGATTTGAATCTTGTTGTACTTGATGACCGCAAACGCTGCGATCGGCGTCAACATTACTGCTAGCCACACTAAAAGTCTCATGGAAATTCCCCCTTTGTTTTTCATTTTACATCTCCCTAACTAGCAGCGAACAGTTGACGATTTTAACCGTTCCCGATCCACCGTTGCTCGCGACTTGCATTTTGTAAGTGTGCGATCCAGCGCTTGGAGATTGATCCACGAAGTGAACCGATCCCGGCGGGATCAAGAAGTTTGCGTCCGCCGTCGCTTGATCTCCAAAGTATCCGATCCCGATTTGAGTACCATCTTTAAGAATCATGTACCTTCCGGGAGCAGAACCGCTTGCGAAGGCAAAACCAATGTATGCCAAATCCGAAGTGCTCGAGCTCGGTTTTGGCATGAGTCCGATTTCAATCGGGCGAACGCCGCTTGCCGTGATCGTAACCGAGAGATTCGTTACGTCGACGAAACTGTTTGAGCTCGTAGTAAAAGCGCCGCTATCGGTGCTAATTCCGATGTTGGGTGCTGAAAGTTTGGCTGCCGTGACCGCATTGGTAGCGATTTTTGCAGTCGTAATGGCCGAATCGTTTACCTGATTTTCCCATGCAGTCCCGTTGTAGAAGCTGTAAGCCGTCAAATCGGTATCGTAGACCATCATCCCGTTTATCGGGGTAGCAATCGCATTCTTTTGGATTGAAGTCATTCGAGGCAAGATCATCGCCTGAGTGGTACTTCTCATGTCCAAAACGGAATTGGTCGCGGGCAATCCCGGAGATCCAAGTCTCAGTGCCGAAGCTGAGATCGGTAATGGGAAATTCTTGGCAAAGGCAAACGTCGGAAACAAAAGTAAAAGTAAAAAGTTAAGCCGCATATTGCATCTTCCTTATTTTGAGAGTTCCAGTTCCAGCAACGCTGTTATCTGCTGCCAATTTCAATTGGCCAACGCTTCCCGCTTGTGAGAGAGAAAACGTAAGTCCGTGTGGAACGGAAAGGCTTGGATCATAGTCTTCCTCACTTAAAATCAACCTCCATATCCCACTGAGGTATTGGAGGAAAAATACTCCGTTTACGAAGCAACCCGTGCGCTGCGCCTCATAGTGAACTTCCACCGACGAAAAACTCACGCCGTCAAAAGTTTCGCCAGTGAGATTGGTAGCGGCCTGATTTGCATTGAACGTGAAATTGGTTTGATCCCACGCTGCCGAAGCCGCGGCAGCTGCCGCGGAAGCAGCCGCAGCCGTTGCAGAAGCAGCAGCCGCCACTTGCGATGCTAGGGCTGCGGCGGCATTGGCCTCCGCATCGGCGATATCCGATGCGTCGGGTCCAAGCTGCAATCCGTCACCGGTATCGTTGATGAGAAGTGCTCGACCTGGATTTGAAGCCAAAAGCTTTGGCAATCGCGGATCAAAACTATCCGTTTTTCCATCGGGCAACCGAAGCGACCTGGAAGCCATGTCCATGAGCCGCTGGATCATCATTCCAAGCTTATCGAGAGAATCGCCAAGAGTTGGAACTGGAAGCGGGCCGTTGAATTGTGGACTGTAAGTTTGAATTTCTGGCGTATCGCGATAGATGACGAGTTTGAGCCCGGTCGTCAATGCCACAGTCAATGTAACAGTTCCGCCGGCATCGACGCCAGCGCCAGCTACGGTGTAGTCGGTATCTTCCACGAGTTCAGTTTCGATTTCGGTTACGGGATCCACCGAAAGCACGACAAGATCGCCGTTGGCTTGGAATTTATACGGAAAGGAAAACGCCGTCGTGACGCCATCGCCCGTATAACCAATCCGGTTTGGAAGTGTGCTCAGTGACATTTGCCCCCGCCTTTCCCAAGATGATGGCTTAGGTTCCCATTAAAGTACAACATCATTTGCCCCCTCATTGAGCGCCTTTCCCTTGGTCCAGAGCTTGGTTTCCGAGCTCCGCGGCCTGGATCATATCGTACGCTTTGCGTTGAATGAAAATCCTCTTTTGCTCCGGCGTCAAAACCCGGTTGTCTTGAATCTTGTGGATCATGCCATAGCCCTGGACGAGCATCGTGTGGACCCCTTTTAACCGCTCTAAATCGTTCGGATATTGGCGCAAGATGCGATTTACGCCGTTGATATCGCCTTCTTTTTTGAGCTGGTTTATTGTGTTCCAAACCGTGTCCACTTCCCGGTAGCGGTCTTCGAAATCCTGGATGGATTTCGAGTTGAGCGACGGGTAGTGCCGAAGCAATTCGTTCACGTAGGGAAGTTGGTCAAAATCCTTAGCGGGCTTTTCCGCAAAATCCTTGGTCGCGCCAGTCGCTTTAAGTCCAGCATCTAAAGCGCTTGTGATCATCGAAGTCGAGTTTCCAAACTGATTTCGGATCATTTGGTCAAGAACGATGGGGGATGCAACTTGGGTTTTCCCGATAAAAGGGAGCTCACCAATGTACCGACCAAGAAGCCTCGCGGTATCAGTCGTGTAAGGTCCTCGCTGTTCGGCCGGCAAGAGTTTTTCCTGGCTTGCTGGAATGAGCGAATGCCCGGAGGCCAAGTTATGATTTGTGGCGATTTCAAACGGAGTGATCGCTGCGGCCGGCATGAGCTGTGGAACGACGGCGCCCATGATCGCCTTGTCGAAATCCCTAAGTGCATTCGGATCTTTTTGGTAGACGCGATTTAAGATCGCCTCTGGAAGTCCGCCAAAGAAAATACCTTGCACGAAGGGAAGCGGCAATCTAACGACCCAACCGTTATTGACCTGATCTCTTCCCTCTGGCGACTTGCGAACTTCGTCTGCGGGCCGACCTATGAGGTCATCGGGTTTTGCATCCGTCCACCAAGGAATTTTCGTGATGAAACAAGTGGACTTGATAAAGTCGTTTTCTTCCTTGTACCAAGTGGCGTCTTTGTTTGCCCACCAAAGCATGAGCTTTGGCACGGTGTAGAGGCCAATCATCGCGGCACTCACACTTTTTGGGTTGTCTTTGAACTTGCGAACGAATTGATCGATACCGCCAATGTGAATGCTCGTGAACGGCGTGACCGCTCGAAAGGCTGCCATTGCAGACCCTTGCTTGAGATAATCGACGACCACTTCTCGCGCGGCAAATGCCGCTTCCGCGCGCTCAGCCCTCATGGGGTTTTCAACGGTCGGGGTTTTCCCTTCCATCTTACGAGTGTATTCGGCCAAACGTGCTAGGTTGTCACCAAAACGAAGCCCTGCTTCCAAAATTTGCGATTTTTCCTTGAGATTGTTCCATGTTTTCTTGATCGGATTGACGTCGTCATCGAGGTCAAAAATACGGGTAGCAATGTAGCTCTTATCAAATTTTTCAAGCGAAGTCGTAAGAGCCCCATCAAAGAGCGCTTGTCTTGCTGGCTCATTCATCTGTGCCAAATCCTTAATGGATTTGATGCTCGAGAGAAAGGGTATTTGCGCCGTCTCAGAAAACGTTGCGGCGGTGAGCTGTTGACGCCAAGTGTGCTTTAAAGAGAACACCGGATCCGTCGTGATTCCCTTTCGAAGAACACTTGCAAATGGCCGCATGAGAGTTGCGTAAAGGCCAACCGCTTCCCGATTGCCGTTGAGGATGTCCAAAACCTTCTTCACGCCCGGGTCAAATTCGTATACTTCGCGTTTGCCTTCGCGGTAAATTTGATCTTCGCTTTCAGCCAAATGCATCCGATCAGGCCGAAAAACCATCATGTCGGTTGCGAGCTCCGGATCGAGGCCCTGCTTTTTAAACTCGCGCGCCATCTCGTCTGCTTCAATTTCAAAGCTTCGCATCTGAGGTTGCACTTTTCGCACAAACTCTTCCCCGCCATCGGTTCCCATCAACGTATCGATCAATTGAGTTTTTACGTGGTTGAGTTCGGCTGCCCGAGTGATGACTTCAATGTCGAGATAAGTCGAAAAGATTGGGTCTAGAATCTTCTTGTCAGAACCAAAGATTTTCTTAAAAGGTTGCTGCCGCTTGCCGCGGGCAGGAGTTTTTCCCGTGACTTCGTCCTCGTCTTGCATTCGGTAAAAGGGAACATAGTCGGCGTGCTCAGCATCCATACGCTCTGCTGCATCCTGGGAAATCAATCCCGCACCAACGGCATAGTCCCGCATCCGGTTGCGGAAATCCACGATGCGACGGAAATAGGGCTCATACTGAGGTCCAAGTTCCTTGACAATAGTCTTGGCCGCTTCGAAATCCGCTTTGGTTTTAAGGCCCGTTTCAATCCCTTTGGCGTCAAGCTCGAGCGTGCGCTTTTGAACTGCATAGCGGGTCAAATCCTGGCGATTGAGCCCTGCTTTTTCCATGTCGTTGAGAATGGGTTCAAAACCTTCCCCGTTTACAAGACCAGTCTTGAAATCCCGCGTTTCATAAAGAACGAAGTCTAAGACCTTATCGCCATAAGCCGCGTGAAGGCGAATCAGTTTGTAAATATCCTTGTTGGCGGGCAAGCCATCAATCCCGAGCTCGCGCATGATCGCGCGAATGGGAAAAGCGTAGTCGACGATCTTCTCATACATCGACTCGGCAAACTTCCTCGGGGAAAAAGCCTCTTTAGGCTTGTCCTCGTGCTTTGCCACCCGCTCGTCGGTTTTTGCTCGCGCCTTATCAAGTTCGGTCATCTCTTCCGGAGGTTTTGGCGGCTCCGGAGTTGGTGGCTTGATTGGCTCTTCCTTCGGTTGGGTTTCAATTGGAAGATCTGGATTTGATCCCACAACTTCTGCCTTATACTGCGAATCCACTTGAGCCCGCTGCACGACGTCTTCGGGCTTTTGTCCTGTTTTCGTGTAGATTTGGCGAAGCTTTGGCGCAATGTGGGTGACTCCGTGGAGTCCGCCAAGGACGATTGCAGCGTTGACGAAATCCTTTGCATGGGGAAGCTGACCTGCCATCCCCTTAGAAACTGTGGTCATTATTCCGAGTTCCGTTGCCATTCGAGCGGCCTGAGTCATGCTCGAACGAAGCCCTATTTCCGCCAATTTTCCGCCAACCTTGCCGCCGGCAAACTCAGTCGCGACACCGGTGGTTGCGCCTTTGATCGCTTCCCAAGCAATCGCCATCGTGCGATTCATGAAATCTTGCGGATCTTTTACTTGGCCGTTTTCGTATTGGTCCATGAGAATCGATCGTAAAGCTTCAGGCAGCGCAAACGCGCCGGCCGCGGCTCCAAGAGGGTGCGCCGTTGCAAGTCCTCCCATAACCAACCCTTCGACGTTTAACGGGAGATCCAACACGGTTTGAGTCGCTTGAGCCAAAATCTGATCACTTTCGTCAGCGTCTTCCGCTGGCATAGCGACGTCGGGCTTCTTTTCGCGGTTTACCAAGCCCATCACTGAGGATTGGTATCCCGCTTGGATCGCCTGCAAAAATCCTTTGGCGTGATTTACCTCGGGGATTTGGATGGGTCTTTCCCCTTGGCCCTCCGCGGGTTCAGGTTCTTTTTTCAAGGCATCGAAATGATCTTTGACGTTCTTCTCGATGTATTCCTTGGCCTTGGACATATCAGGAGCATCGGCCAAAAACTCAATCGGCTCTGCGGGCTGTTGCTGCTGATCTGGTACGAAGTCGATTGCGGCCATCTTACTTCACCACTTGATATTCATCTTCGTGGCCTTTGAGCTGGCTGCGCTTCACTTTGCCTGTGACGTTATCCTTGACTCGAATGACGTTCACCCACTCATCGGGATTTTCTTGAACTTGCTTTCGCATCGAATCCGCTTGCTCTTGCAAAACCTCAGTAAAAGGTCTGCGCAAGGCTTGGATCTTGTTTCCAAGATAGTCCTTGCTAGTGGCATCGTAAAGATCGAGTGGATTTTTCCCGTTCTTTTCGAAATCGGCTTCCGCGGCTTCAGCTTGCTGCATTGCCTGGCGATAGAGAATCGGACCCTTTGGATCTACAGTTCCAGAAACCGGATCCGTGTGGATCAAAGAGAGTGCAAGCTTGTGGAAATCTGCACGGCCGTTATAGAGGGCTCGGCCCTTAACCGTATCTTTTTCGAGCAGAGAAACCATCTGCTGGTAGCGGTGTGCCGGGATATAGGTTCCGCGGGTTGCATTCTCGAGTTGTGCGAGCGAGCTGATCGAGCCCGGCTGATCAGGCGGCATGAAAATCCGGTTGCGAATGTCCATCTCTACACGGGGATCGCCTTCGTCGTTTTTCCTCTTCGCCCATTCATAGGACTTATCAAGCCAATGCTCTTGGAGTTTCGGATCATCGGGAATCTGTTGTTGAATTCCTTGGAGCGTCAACGTGCCGGCCGCCGCTTGAGGAATGGTTTGATCAAGCAAAATCTTGTCTTGCTTGTCGGCCGCAGCGTTGGCCGCGGCCTGATCTGCCAAATTCTTTGCAACTCGGTTCTTGTTCCTAGTCGCATCGATTTCGCTATAGAGTTCTTTTTTCGTATCAGCGGAGATTAACTGGTCAATCGATTGGCCAAATGCAGTGCCAGAATCAAGAAGAGCTTTTGCACGGTTGACGCCGGCGCCAGGGCCTTCGAATTGGTCGTTTGATCGCATTACGCCTTGAATGGCAGACTTCGTGAAATGCGATTGAGTTTGAGTGCGGAGTTGAAGAGCGGTCGAATAATCCAAGCCGCCTGCGACAAGCTCGTTTACGTCTGTGTCGAGGGAAGAGAGTTCAACCGGCAAATCTTCTGGATTGCGCATGAGATTGTTTGCGCGAACGTTGCTTGTTTCGACATAGTTTGCCTTGGCTTTGGCCCCGGCGAGTTCGGCTTGGCCGGAAACCATCTTCGTCATGAGATGCCGCTGCATCATAGCCGATTGTTTCGCGAAATACCTTTTTCCGCCGTGGGTTTGAACGTCGTCGCCAATTTCTTGGAAGTCATCGGCCATTTCCCTGGCATACTGGTCAGTATTGAGCGTGCCCTTTTGCACTTGATCGGCAAGTTTCTCGTTTTGATCAGAGAATTTCTGTGAGAGTTTTAGTGAGAGATCAGAAATCTCATCTTGAGTTTGGCGCGTATTGATCGCAACCCCAAGGTCCTCAACCGAATTGCCAAAGCGTTCAAGCCCAAGAGCAACTGGGTTTTGCTGAAGCGGATTTCCTCCCGGAGCTTGTCTAAAGCCTGTGTCTTGTTCCTCAGAGAGGTATGGTTGAATTTTTGGCACAGCTCACTCTCCACTAGCTAACATTTGAAAAATCGGAATAAGATCCGCCAGCACTTCCGTATCCGCCACCACTCGTGTCACTCGTTCCCATCTGTTGACCCTTTGCACCCGACAAAAGAAGGCTACTTGCTCCACCAAAGAAACTTCCGATTTCGGCCTGTCTTCCTTGATACCTGAGCATTGCGGACTCGTTTCGATAGTTGAGCGCCTGAATCGCGCCGTTGTGTCGAATCATCTGAGCATCAAACTCGCCTTGCGCGGCACTCGATGAGAGCACTTCAAGAGCGCTGCCCTCGGCTGACGAAACGCCGGCGGCGCCATACCCAGCTCGATCAGATCCAATGACCATTCTCGAACGAATCCGTTGGCGCTGTTCATCGACTGCGGCCTTGGCCATTGCCTCATTTGCGTTTTGATCCGCTATATCGGCCTGGCTATTGGCCATTCCTTTGGAAACTTGGCCCTGGATGATGTTGCCGACTGCGGAAACTCCACCGCCAGCTGCTACAGCTCCTGCCATTTACGTCACCGTTCCTTTCACCAAAGCATAAAGCGACACATCTGCGCCGCCGGGGAGGTATGCTTTCAAGACCGCAGCTTCCAATTGAAAGCCAAGAGCTTTGATCCAGCGATGTCCAGCTTCAAAGCCAATCTGCACCGCGGCCTCAATCCGGTTAACCGGGCACTCGTGAAGAAATTTTCGTGCGATCTTGTGAACCCTTACGAATTCTTTTTTGCAGTCTTGATCGATGATCGCCCAGCAAGTGCCACGGCCCATCCATTCCTCAGCAACCCCGCCGCAAAAGATGACTCGCCCATCATAGAGAATCGTTCGCGAGAATGGGCTATCTTCCATAATTTGGTAGTGAACTTCCGTTAGGAAGTTGTGGAGATGGGCCATCGCTGGTTGCTCGGTCATTTGCTTTAAGTGTTCGCGCTTGAAAGTTACGATTTCGATCATCGGTCTTGCTCCACCATCATCCAGCTAACGGATTGAATCATGCCAGGGAGGGGATCTGACTGACGCCAAGAGATCAAGTTATCGAAGTCGTAGTCGAAGTCCACCACTTCTGAAAAAATCCCCGAGAAGAGGGGAGTCGCTCGGCCCATCTCATCGCCTTGCTCGCGAAAAACGAAGGGCTGTAAATCGGCTTCGTTGAGGCTCTTGCCCACTTTTAGCGCACCTGTGCGATGCAGCATGAATCCGACCCGGTGAACCCGGCGAGTCTTGCCGATCGCAGTTCCATCCGCAGCACCCGAATCGGATCGAAGCATCTGGCCATCTGAGTTGTAAGCGTATCCAAATGACGCTTTGGATATCGGGTATTGCAGCGTAATCGCCCCACCACTGACCGTAACGTCGGGATGGGTAGCTCCGTCACCAAGGACACTGATCGTCTCGCCCTCGAGCCAATCAATGCCGGAAATCGTAGTGACCATCTTCCGGACGTTTCCGCCGGAGATGTAGGCTGGCATTCCAGTCGTGTCGATCGGGGTTGTCCCGTCATTGACGTCAACTATCTCAAAGGTGTTCGTTGTTACGTTTTGCACCTTATAAAATTTATCATTGAGATCCGTTGGACCAATGATGTCGGTCAGCCGGACTTGGTTTCCGTTTGCCAGTCCATGTCCATTTGCCGTGACAACTGCGGGGCTTGCTTGCGTGACGCCTGAAATTGCAACCGGATTGTCAAAAGTGTCGCCACAGTCCAGAAAATAAGCCTCGTCTTGATCCATCGTATCGTTGAAGAATCGATCCAAAATCTCAATCGTGCGAACGGTTTGGCCATTGATATATCGCTTAACGATCATCCAAAGTTGGTCAAAAGAGAGGTCGATTGACGGGATAACCGCAATTGATTCAACGATCGGAGCGCTTCCCGCAGTATCAGAGACGCCGCCAAGAATGTGACGGTGCCATCCAACTTTGACGCTCGTATCATCGCGATCATAGGTCATGCACGCGAGAACGCCATCGGAGCGCAAAGCCCAAATGAGCGGCTGTGTTTCCTTTTGGGCCGCAAGAGTTGTCAGAGTTGGAATTGAAATGTGCTCGGAGAGCTCCGTCATGTCAGTTGCCCGGAAGCCGTCGACTTGGAAAAAGTACGTGAGCTCGCGGAGCTTTCGGCCCTGGCGCTGAATGAAAAGTGTTGACCTGCCATTTTGTGCTGGCATCGCGTCCGCAGATCCCCAATTGGTCATGGAGCTTGCATTGACATTGGTCGGAGTGATTGCATCTCCGTTTTGGCCTGAGCGAACAGCCCACTCTCTAGAATAGCTGCCAGCAAGCAAGCCCTTTTCTTCAGAAGCTAACCACCGGATCGCATTTACGTCTTGAGCATTGAGCGTAAAGGAGCACGAATCGGAATCGGCAACCGTACCATCTGCGCGGTTTGACGGTTGGAAATTCTCATAATCGCTCGAAACGCTTCCATCCAAACGCTGCGGATAATCGGGAGTGCCAGATAACCAAAGCCTATCTTGAAAGAACGCCGCGGCTCCCGGGCCCGTGCCAGTCAACCCGGTGGTGATCCCGGTTGCATCCTTGTAGATACCAAGACGAAAAACGGTCTTGAGCGTCGTGTTAGAAAACACTTGGCTCGACATGATTTTGAATTGAACGTGGGCTCCGTTAGTGACCGTCGTGATAAAACCCCAAACCCACTTAGTTCCATCTTGAATGCGAATTGAGCGACCAAGATCGGCCGGCGTGAACAAATAAGGGTTTGCCAAGCCTCCCGAAGTGTAGGCATGAACAAAAGCGGATCCCCTCAAATCGAAGTGGTTTGCATCGGAAACGTTGTCGATGACCCAGTAGGGATTTCCAACCGTGTTGTTTGCTTCCGTGGTGCCATTGACTCCGAGAATGACGATCTTGTCGCCTGGCCGATGTTGATGATTGGTTGAAGTGATCCGAATGAGTCCGCTGCCATTGTTTGCGGCTCCTGTGATCGTATTCTCAATCGTCGTCTTAAGGGTGATGATCCCGTATTGGGTTCCAACTGCCGAAGGAATGAATCCAGAAATCAGCGTGCTATCGGGATTCAAATACGGTCCATCAACCGTTCGAACCATCTGCAAGGTCCAATAATCGTTTGCAAACCGTTGAAGTTTGTAAAGTGGATAGTTCGGATGCGTAATGTAGAGAACGTCTGCACTCTGAGCGAACTTCAACTGGAAAAGATCGGCTTGCAAGTACGGCGATTGAAGCTCCATTGGATTGCCGGCGTTGATCGTAGTGCCAGCTATCGGAAAAGTACCGGATGCATATTCCTTGAAATCAGTGGTCGTACTAATCGGGCGAACCGCATAACGATTCTGGAAAGCCTCATCGTAGATTGCTTGATATTGGCGAAGGGTTTGATCGGCCAAAATCATGGCGCCGTTGGCAAAAAAGCGAACGTAGCCGGCGCCAAACTCAAGCATATAGCTTTGCGTGAGCGAAAATTGAAATGGGATCAAGCGGGTTTGATTGGCACTCGTTTTGACCGTGTCGACAAATTTCGTACCTGAACGGCGAATCGCGGCCCCTTGAAGAGTGGCCACATAATTGAGCATCGTGCCAAGAGCAGCCTTATACCGTTCGGCGTCCGTTCTGCCATAGAGGAGTGGGGAGACTTCCCCTGTGTTAAAGTTACTCTGAAGTGGGGAAACCTTTGGCATGGTTATCGCCTCACTGTAATGAAGGTGTCTTCCGGTGGAGTTTGCGCCACAACTTCAATGGCATTCGTCCGTCTTGCTTCCTGGATGATTTCCTTCAAATCGTCTTTCAAGTCCGCCTTTTTGGTGTTCGATTGCGTGAGTTTTTCACAAATCTCAAGCGCAATGTCAGTCGCCAAAGCCTCTTGGAAGAGAGCGTCCATGAGATTTACGTCCGTGACGTCCCAAATGTAGCGAATCTGAAGTGGGGGCAGATAGTTGGTGATGATGTATCGCCCTTCGATCTCCCAATCGCAATCGTTGAAGTTGACCTCTGGATCCGGCGCCAGGAGCCTTAACCAATCACTCGGAAGTTGGTATTGGTACGTGCGATTAAAAAGCGGGGGGTTTGCATCTTGTGCAAGGCTTGCGCGCTTGATCGCGAAGCTCCAAGGGTGTTTCCGAAGGAGAGCTTTTCGCTTTCGATCGTAAACCGCGTTGACTGCTTTCGCGCCGGCGGAATTTTCAGTACGGCTCGTGATTTGATTGGCACCAACCTTGGTCAGTGCCGCATTGCAAATATCTAAATCGCTTGCCATCTTTCCCCGCCATTAAAATCCGGTTTTAACCAGCGAGCAATAAGCTGCTGCTACTCCTGCCGCCGAGACTACCGCGCGCACTTGGCTTTGCGGAAGTTCAAACTTGAGAATGTCGTTATTGAACGCCTCAGCATTCGGAACGTCAATCCAGTTGCCTTGCGGTCCCTGCATTTGAAGTTTCACGCTGCCACCAGTGAAAGTTGCCTCTGTAACCATCACTCCGCGGCCGCCGCGCCATTCAAACGGGCTCCCGTTGCCAGCTCCCGCATTGGAGAGAATATCAACTCGATAAGAGTTCATTCGTCACTCCTTTAAGCCGGAGGCCAGTTGCTTCGGACAATGTACTCTTGGAAGAGCTCGAGCGCGATTAGGACTTCGGTCTTCGTAACCGTTCGCGTGGTTGCCCCATCGGTCACGATCAGATTGGAGAGATCCACGTTCAGCTCAATCGCCTTTGTGGTTGTAGCCGGACCAACTGCTTCCGTCATGTTCTCGAGAACATCGCCTGGGTTCAAGCTATAAAGTCTTGTTGCCATGTCTTGATTTCCTCAAAGGAAAAGCGGGAGGCCGTTAAGCCTCCCGTTTAAAGTTAGAGCGTATACGAGAGCATCAATCCGATGTTACCCGCAGCACCGCCAGCGGTGGTGAGAGTCACACACAGATCAAACTCTTTGAATGGGTCGACCGAAAGGCCGGCATCTTCCCAAACGCGCTTTTCCAGATTTGCAGCGGTCTTTTGAAACACGCTAGACGGAGTCGTATACCCGAGGTGAATATCAACGCCCTGTGCATAAGCGTGCTGAGCAACTGCTGCTCCACCATTTGCCGCCGTATCATAGATACCGACGTCTGCTGCCGTCGCACCCGCAAGTGCATCGGAGAGCATCGACAAGCTATGAATGCGCGCGTTCGATGGAACCCGGAAGAAACGATACACACTGTTGTTACCGTCGCCGGCAAGCTTCGCGCAATAACCAACGGAATACCTACCTTCGCCATCGGCGAAGAAGCTATTGTTGGCTACGCGTGGACTTGCGTCCGCGTTGGTGATGGCAGTGGATTTCGTGTTAGCTGTAGACATTTTCTAATCCTTTCTGCCTATTACCGGCACCAAATTTTGACGACTTTCTTTTCCTGCGTGCGAGTCGCGCCAATCGACTCTTTGCAGTAAGCCTGGAACGGCTCGCCTTGGATATCATTTCGAATCGAGGTCGACGTTTTAATGTCTTCCCACAAGCCAAGATGCATACCCGACTTCGCCCACACCGGAACCGCGACACTCGTACCCGCAGCGTCGTCCGTGCCCGAAAGCAAGCGTTCGCTGTGGATAAACTCCATGCCAAGGAAGCGAGTGATCTTGCCTTCGACCAAAACGGGTTTTTCGTTGTAGTCGAGGTTGATGACTTGCGTCTCAGCCAAGAGATTGTCGTGTTGAGTAGCTTTCACCCCGATGTAGATCGGATCTCTTTCGAAATCCACTTCGTTTGCCATCAAGATGCGCTTTGCTTCGCGGAGCTTTGCAACCGTCAAGCCAACCGCGGACGCTGCACCTTGCGCAACGCCAACGACTTGAGTCGAGGGCAAAGTTGTCGAAGTCGAACCGTCAGAACCCGTCTTTGCCGTCCCGTGAAATGCAGCGATGATTTCGTCATCTTGCGCACGGCCCATTGCATAGACGGCGTTTTGCACCAAGGAGCTCTTCGGATCGACGATCATCTTGAGCAAATCGAACGAGTCGACAAGCTGAGGAAGATCATAATCAACCGGGTAAACCCAACGTGCATCCGTGGGAGCGTCGATGCGACCCATCGGAGAAAACCGACCGATAACTTTTTGAGCTGCAACCTGGCCGATCTGGTCAACGACCTGGGCAGCTTTACCAACGTAGGATTTCGACATGACCGCACCGCGGAATCTCGATCCCATCTGTTGGAGCAACAGTTCGATATTCGTCGCGTACTGTTGCGAATAGAATGTTGGAATGTTGATAGACACTTGGCCTAACCTCCAAAAAAGTGTTTGAACACAATTCCGAAAGGCTTATCCAAGCGTGACCTGGGGCCATTTCATACCCGAGCACTCTGGGCCAGAGAGAGGGACTTTCCCCTCTCGGTCAATCGGACCTACTTCATGAGCGAAGAAAGGTTGCCCGATTTTTTGTCAACTTTCGGCGCCGTCTCCGGCGCCTTGGGTTGCTTCGTATCGTCTTGAGTATTTTCTACAAAGTCAACGTACTCTTTTGCCCTTTTAAGGGCTTCCCCGTGTTCCGGGCTCTTTGATATCGCTAACCGCAGGCACTCAAGCCGAATCTCATTAGTTTCCATGGTGTCACCTTCTAGGTTGACGATTCAAGTCTAGTTTGCGTCCATCACATCCACATAGGCCATTTCATGAAGGCTTTGGAGCTCGGCCTGCGCGTTTCGATCGCCGGCCGTGTAACGCTTCACGAAATCCGAATCTTGCTTTAGTTGCGTGATCTTAGCCTTTGCCTGATCCGGAGTGAGCTTTCCACCAAAACCCCCGCTGCCAGGCATCGTATCGCGATGGAAGGAATCCTCGACGAGTTTCAATCCAAGACCTTGGAAGAGCTGCATCGTCTTGGCAAATCCAATCGAATTTTCAATGGCCTGAATCGTTTCAGCCGTAAATCCGAGAGTCTTTGCGGCCTTTTGAGCCGTGCCGATATTTTGCTGGTAAGCCGCTCCCCATTCTTTCTTGAGAGAAAGATCTTCCTGCGTGATCTTGGCGTTGTACGCCTCGACTGCTGCTTGAGTGGCTACCGTTTGCTGTTCAGTGAACCCTTTGAAAATCGCGTCGGCTTGTTTGTTCGTCAGCCCCGCAGCCTTGAAAAGTGCACGAGTGTTTTCAGCAATCTTTGGGTCCATCTCTTTGGGAAATGCCGTCGTGTACTCTTTGGCTTCCTTCGGGACGCCAAGGCGTTCCCACACGCCATTCCATTCCGGCGCATCGTCTTTCGTCGGAAGTTTGATGATGTGATTAGGGTCTGCACCCACGAGCTTTTCTAAATTGCGATACGAGAGGAGAAGGTCGCCCGGCTCCTTGAAACCCTTATTCGCGATGTAACCTTTGGTTTCATCGTCGAATTTGCTCACCCAAGTGTCACCCGGTGGTGGCGTACCCGGCGGAGGTGTTCCTGCCGGTGGTGGAGTTCCTGCTGGCGGAGGCGTTCCGGGAGGCGTTTCAACTGACATGGCTAATCTCCTTTACCGTAGAGCTTGTAGAGCTGATCGGTGGTTAAATTTATGTGGGATTGAATGCGTAAAAAAACTTCTCTGCGGCCCTCGAGGACGGCGTGCACTCTCGAGTCAGGATGAAATGCTGAATCGTTGGCCCGGCAAAATTTTGCCAAATCTTCGAGAACTTCCTCGGTGTAAACGTTCTCTTTATTGAAAACCTTGATATACGCAAGCTTTCGCCGGCGGAAGAATCCATCAAGTCTTTCTTTAATGTTCAAATCCAATCAAACCCCTAGCTATCTGCTAACCGTTTCCGCCGCCCGCTTTTTGAGCTGCGGCTCCTGCCTTGATCATCGCGGCTGCACCCGGTGCTGCCGTGATCGCTTGGTTTATCTGCGCATCTTGGGATCGCTGGTTGCGAATGATCTTCACTTGATCAAGCGTTCGCATCCAAGCTAGGGGGGTTCCATTGATACTTGCGACTTCTGGGATAACAACATCCCAGTTGAAAAAGTCAAGCGGTTCCGGATTTTGAGTCACTTGCACGATTTGAAGGGCTGACTCAATCGTTCGCATGAGGCCAGAGGCTTCCTCAGCCCGCTGTGCGCGCGAGAGTGGCGAATCGTATTCCGCGATGTATTCACCTTGCGCCTGCTTTAAAATCTTTGGCATCGGTGGCAGCAAGTTTTGTGACATGAGGACGTCGATCTCACGATCGATCATCGGGCCAAGATATTCAGATTGTTGGCGGCCAAGAGTGGGATTTAAGAGAATCCCCTTCTCACGCGCACGCTCAAGCGCCTCGGTTGCCGTCATCTCGGGAGTTTGAACGAGAATTTGGAACAAGGAGACAAGGAAAGCGTCGTTAATGAGGTTTCGCTCCTCATCCATCATCTCCTTTCCAAGCTGAACGTTTCCAGTCGGCAAAGGTTGAACAAGCGGCCTTCCATCGGCACTAATGCCGCCGGCATTCATCGCGCCTGGCTTTAGCGAGAACGTGTCAATGATGCCATCGTCATGAACCAAGAGGATTGGATCGATAACCCGGTGCGCCTGTTTGAGCATCGCCTTCTTTTGCTCGTTAAGCGTCTTGATCGCCGGGAGGACGTCCATCGCAGGTGATCTACCGTAAACTTCATGGGGCATCTGTTCGTACCGAGGAACAGCGTAAGGGAAAGTACGATAGCCACCCTCACTAAGACCAGCAGCTCCCGTGACCGAAACGTAGTAAGACGCATACGGCATTCCCTTATAATCTTTTCTAAAGATAGCAGGCTCGCCGCGGGGTTTGACACAATGAAGAAAATAATAGGGTCTATTGGGGAAGTTTATGGCCGCTTGCTTGATCTCATCGGGCAGCGTATCTCCCCAGAGTTGTGCTGCGGGACGAGCTCGCATCATGAAGTGGCGAATCGCACGATCGACAATCCCTTGATGATTTTCAAAGAAGTACATCTCACCTAGGAAAGTATTTTTGTAGCGAAGTCCTGGTTCATTGGCCAAGGAATCGATGAACATGGCGCCTGTGCCATAAGCCCCAAGAGACTTGTAAACGAGCTGATTTTGACTTGAAAAGTTGGCCTGTGGTGCGTACCGATACTTAAAAAGTAGATCGTTGACCACTTCAAACCACATCATGACTTCATGATTTTTCTCAAGCATCTTGTCGGCCGGCTTAAGCCTGTGCCATTTCTGATTGCGAGGCGTGAGAAGCGAATCAAGAATCGCACCGAACCGGTTTAAAGCGAGCGCTGCGGTCGAATCAAAGAGCCGAAACGTGCGTTTTTCACCTTCGGTTTTCTGAATGCCAAATCCCATGAAAAGAAAGCTGTGGTTTGGCCAAATGCGCTCGGCAATTTCCGTCCAATGCGCTTCCCAGTTTCCGCGATCGCCTGACACTTGCCTAAATTCGAAGAGCACTTCTTGAGCAACGTCGGCAAGGTTTTTGGCTTTTGAAACTGGCCCGTTTGAAAGCGTCGTGACCGGAGATAATTCCATCTAGTACCCCAGCATTCGGGTCGCCAGGCCCTTGCTTGACTGTCCCGGGTTTTGCAGAGTAGGCGGAGGATTTTGGAGCATCTGAGCTGCCTTCCCAAGTTTTGATGCTGGGTTTTGCGTTTGATTCGGATCCGGCGGAGTGCCCGGAGCACCGGTTCCAGGCTTGTTCAAATCGTTAAACGTTTGAGTGACTGGAATCGCATACGCTGGCATTTGACTTCTTTGCTGTCCACCAAAAATTCCTGCCATTTAAGACCCCAATAAAACGCGTTGAGCGGTGTTGGGCGTATCGAGCAATCCTTGACCGCTGGTTAGAATGTTTGCGGCAAGTCCGCGCGACCGGCGTTGCTCTTCCGCCGCTTGCATCATCGCTTGCTTGACTGCTGGATCATCTCCGGGAGCGGGCCCACCTTGTTCAAGTGCTGGGGGTTTTGCGATCTGTTGAATCCCCATGAATGCTGCCACGCCTTGAGCCGCCGGTGTTATCGCTGCCATATTGAATGCAATGCTCCTCTACTTTAGCTTAACTGATCAACCAAAAACATCATAGTCCACATCGCGAGCGATTCTTTCCCGACCAAAGGAGCGGCCGTCACCGCGTCTTCTACTTGCAAACAAGTCTTTGCGCGCGACTTTGGCATGGAACGTCACCGCCAAAGCATCCGCGTTATCGGGACTTGAGAGCCCGCGTTTTTTCATTTCTTCCTTAGATTCGAGTTTCAATCTGTCAGAAATCCCCTGGAATTTGTACTGAGGCCCGGTCAAATCGTCAACGAGCTCCTGATCTGCCGGAATCATGCCGCCAGAGAGCCATTCGCGAAGCCTTGACCAGAGTTCAGTCCTATGATCAGCAAACTCTTGGCTTTCGCTCGCGCCACCAAACAAAACCTCATGCACCTTGTAGCCCATCTCCTTGAGCCGATCGATGATGCCGGCACCCGCACCCCCATCGATGAAAACTGCGTCTGGATTGTACTTTGTAATGAGCTCAGCACATTTGTTTGCGACGACCATGTTGTCGGCACCTTTGAGCTTTATTGCCGGAATGCTACGGGCGTCCCGTCCTCGTCGAAAGCAGATAACCGTTGAATCATCACCATAACGTGCGGGATCGACCCCCATGCAAAGGGCTGCATGATCGTCGTATCGGTCCAATTCACGAACACGGGCATTTTCTGCAAGTTCTCGACTGATAAACTGCCGATCTCCCTGCCTTGGAAATTCTCCCTTGACTTCGATTCTGGCCTCATCGGAATCCTCCCCATATTTTTCTACGATCTGGTTAAGCAGCGTATGGTCAGTCCCTTCGACCGTTCTTGAATCGAGATTACGCCGGTACCAGTAGTTACGGTATCGATGAAAGCACTCGAAAAAGCTTCCCGTGTTTCGTCTGGGATTGGAAAAGGCAAAGTGGTATCTGTCGAGAATCGGCTCGGTAAAAAAACCTTCGCTAACCGTCCAAATCGGCTCCGGAATGCCTGATCCCTCATCCATGACGAGAAGGACGCCAGCTTGGTTGTGGACGCCTGCGAAACTGTCGGGAGATTCTTCATTCCAGATTTGTGCTTGGCCATAGTAATATCCCGTATCGATTTTAAGTTTTGCTAAAGCTTCCTTAAACCAATCCGCGGGATTGAGCGAGAGCGCAGTCCTCTCAAACCAATGGGAATTGATCGCGAGCGTATGCCACTTTCCCATTTCAGCCCAAGTTCTAGACTTAAGCTGCGCCTCGGTGTTGGCAGTCGTGATCGCCGTTCCACCAAGCCGGGTGGTGAGAAACCACCAATTTAGCCAAGCGGTGAGAGCAGACTTGCCCACCCCGCGGCCTGACGCCGTGGCAGACTTGTACATCTCTGGATGAATGCCAAGTGCGATCTTATTCTTTTGCTTTGCAATGTGCTCGGTCATTCGCTCGAGCTCTTCGATTTGCCACTTCCGCGGCTCCTTGAAATTCTCAAGGGGAGTTCCACGCTTGCCCCAAGGGAAAGCGAACATTACAAATTTACGTAAGTCGTCTTTAAGCCTTGGATCCCAGAGTTCTACCATGAGCCGCTGTTCGTCTTGTGGGGAATAAGGGGAGACGATTCTTGCCATCTAAGTTGCATCATCCATTGCTAAATTAACGACCACGGTGTCCACAGCAGGAATTGCCTTTTTTGCGGTGATAACTAGATAAAGGCCCGCTGCCACCTTCGCATTCATGTTGCTTGGAAACTCGACCTTAAAAACCTCGCTTTCCGGGGGAAAAGTTATTCCTTGATTGGCGCTAGACATGGAATCGTCGTGAAGATTTTTTATCACCGGATAGTTTGGAAAGGCTCCCCTAGCTGGCACGGGTATGACGCCATCGGTGTCGTTAATGTAGGCAGCATTTATCATGTCGCCAACAGCACGATTTTCTAGCCAAACTCCTGCTTTCAAAAGCTGCCTTCCCTGCCACGAAGCAGAAGTTGAATCAAAGCCAGAAAACGTACCTGGAATTTTCACCGAAATCGTTCCAAGCCCTGTCGTCCCATCTGTCGTGGTCGTGAAAGTCGAAATCTTTACTGACATTTGTTTCCTCACTGATAGTTAACGGTAATGTCGTTGCTCGCATTCGTCGTCACAACCGTAAGCCCCGTTGAAAAATAAGCATCGTAAACCAGACAAGACGGCGAGCTCGCCGTATTGATAGCGGCAATGATCGTGCCGCTGCCGGCCGTATTGTCATAGACCGTTGTCGTTCCAGCTTGAGAATTTTGACACACGGAATGAAGAACGCCCGGACTGTATTTAACCACGGTCGTAGCTGCGCCCGCCACGTGCTTTGGACTCCAAACCAGTTCGCCGCCAGCGCCACCAGCTCCCCAGCAAGCCGTCGCAATTGAAATGTTGCTCGTGGTCGCACCATTTGAAACTTCAACTGTAACCGGAAGGTTTGGATTTTGAATGCTTGGAAGAGATGAGCTATTCGGATATCGATTAACGTGAAATGTGACCCAGTCGCCATCGGGAGACAAGACTTCGTAGTAGATTGGTGCAGCTCCAAGCCAACCAAATCGAATGCGATACACATTGAGTTTGGTCAAATCAATGGCAACGGGAGAACCTGCACTCGTGAACCTTGATCCGGCGGCTCCCGTCAGATTATCGATGTTCCAGCTTCCAGCGTTAACCGTAGTATCAGCGGCACCGGTCCTTAGGGACACTCCAAACGTGGTCCCGCTATATCCAATGAAAAAACCGTTGTTGGCGTCATAGAGTCCAATTCTCTGCGTGGTACCCGCTACCGGCGAAGTGAACGCCGCGGTGAACATCGCAAATATCTCTTGGCCCGATTGATACCGTGTACTTGTGAGAGATACGCCTTTCGAACTGGAAGCGGTCGTCGTGCCGGTTGAAAACGTTGCTTCCCCATTTGCGATGGATCCCGCACCCGTTCCCGCAACGGTAAGAGTCACTAAGTTACTTAACGTTCCCGTGAAAAAGGGTTGATTGATATGCAAAACTCGTTGCGAACTAGTCAATGTTCCAAAGAGTTCCATCGTGCCAGGATTATACTTGGTAAGAACGGCCAATTGATCGCTTGCCACAGCTATGGGAAAAGAATTGGCCATCGCTTTTTGACCAAGAGACGCCGGCAATACGCCAAACAAAGTCGTAAAATCATTATGGTTTGCAGTCTTAAAAGCGCTCTGGGTTGTCTCAAGATTTAGCGCGCTCGTATTGAGATTGGTCCCGGCGTTGACCGTGACTGAGCCGCCGGAGTTTTGCATCGGAGTTCCAAGCGTCGTATTGATTTGGTTTAAGTCCGTGTGATTTGCTGACTTAAAGCTGCTCTGAGTTGTCTCGAGATTTAAGGCTGAGGTATTTAGGTTCGTCCCCGCATTCGCAGTGACCGATCCACCCGAATTCTGCATTGGTGAACCCAATGTTCCATTAATTGCAACAAGTTCTGCGTCAGTTGCAGCAGCACCGATAGTGCCAAGATTGACAGTAGGAGTAGAAGCAAAGCCAGGGAGAGTGCCCGAAATACCAAAACTCGCATTGCCAATTGAACCTCCCGCTTGGAAAGGACTTCCAAGAGTCGTATTAATTTGGTTTAGATCAGTATGATTCGCAGACTTAAAGGCCAAAATATCAGTATCCACTTGGGAAAGGTCAGTGTGATTTGCTGACTGAAACGCCGCTGCGATCGCATTGTTTGCCAAAAGATCCGTGTCAACTTGAACTAAGTCCGTGTGGTTAGCCGACTGAAAGCTTGAAATCGTCGCATTGATCGCAGACAGAGTTGCATCGGTTGCGGCTCCCGGTGGAAGGTCCGTATTGGAAATCGGGATAGTCGATTGATCACTCGCAATCGCCACACTCACTGACTGTGCCATTGGAAATTGGCCGGTGTTGTTTGGCAGAGAATTCACTGTCACTATACCAGTCACGTTGACAGGATTGTCGCTTGGGTTGGTCACGAGAACCAGGCTCGGCGGCGCTTGAGCGTCGATCGGCATTGCGCTGCTGACCAGAGGAAAACCCGCGAAGATCAAAGCAAGTAGAAAAGTTTTCATATCTCCGAAGGTGGCAGCTTGGATGCGAGAACGCTAGAAAATTTTTTCGATCTATATATTCGACCGGTTTGTAAAATTTACAACGCGGCGGGTTATTAATGCCGTGAAAAAATTTTAAAATTTTGAGCCGAAATGAACTTTCACCCTTGCGCGCCTCTTCGCTAATTGCGTAGCGGAATCGCAGAAGTAGCATTGGCAGCTTTTCAAGGTACCGCTGAATTGCTCGGTTCGCGCGCGCGGCTCCCCCGCGCCACCCCTACCCCGGTCTTTTGGGAAATTATATCCCGCGCGCGGCCCTATAGTCCTACTCTAAAAGCCTGTCAAAGGATTCTACCTGTTCACTCGGCGCGTCATCGACTTCTACAGGTTTAGAACCTGTTAGCTGTATTGGATTTAGTTCAATAGTTTCAATACGTTGTGGAATAGCTCGACTCAGCGCTTCGCTCAACGCGCCGCCGATATCCACGGTGTTTCGCACCTCCAACTCGAGGCGATCCCCATAAATCGCGGCGCGACGTTTGGAGAGATACCATTGCGTTGCCTTGATACGCACATCCGCGCGCCGAACGTCAATCTCGCTCTCAGCAATGCTCATGATATTCTCTGCCATCTCATCTAAACCGTGCGCGCGGGCTTGTTGGAATCGAACCGAAAACTCAGGGTAGTCAGCTAACAGATATACCAATTGAGTCGGGCTTATATTACACTTGGCCCTCGCATCTGCAATACGATCGCCCTGAGTGATATACGCGATGAACCTTTCGATGTCGAAGTCTTGGAGTTTGGGTTTAGGTAGTGCGCCGCCGCTCATGTTCCCAAACTAATGCACCGGCGATTCGAAACGCAACTGCAATGGCGGTTTAAAACGCATTAGCGACCAATAGCGAGACGCGGCGCGCCGAAACGAGACGAAGTTAGGGGTTAGATCAAAAACTTAATGGCGAGGCGAATACGAGTTTTAAAATGGTGTTGAACTTTTTGGCAGAAGTGACAATTTTCGCGCACTTAGATAACAAAAAACCCGATGGGTTTAACATCGGGTTTAGGTGCAGTAAACTTGAGTTGTTTATTTAGGCGGGCTTCGAAACGACGGCCGGCTTCTCGAGTTTCAATTGGTCGCGATGAGCGTTGCCAAACTCAACAATCGCGCCGATTGATGCAGCGAGTTTTTGCCATTGATTAAAATACAGCGTAACGGGCATACGCTGAAGACCGTAAAGGCTAATGCCACCTTTTTCACCTATCTGAACGCTAAGGCCCTCGCCGACTGGCGTGCCTTTGCGTGTGCCTTTTTCATCGCGACGCTTAAGTTCCGCGACAAGTTGCTCGGGGGTCATTTTCGAGTAGTCAATGACCGTTTTTGTATTCGTATCCATGGGATTCTCCTCTTCGCACGATTCGATCGTGCAGGTTAGTTTTTGTACCTTTGGCACCATGCCGCCGGGACGTTCGGCACCATTGCACCGACCGGGCCAAACCGCTAAATCGGCGAAATTGTTGAAAGTGACGATTTTTGCGCCGTGGAAAGTGACGCATTTTGCGGCCCTGGCGCCGTTTTTCGTCACTCCCCCAAATTGCCTCAACCTAAACAAACTAAGTATTGAGAATTACTTGATTTTTGGCGCGATTTTTGCACCTACCGAGGCACCCGGCGACTCGAGGCACGACCTAGAGTAGCCGATAGAGTAGCTCTAGACTCGCACGTATCAACGCACGCGGGCTATTCGATTCACGCGCACGAAACCAGGCCGCTAAGTGCAATTAGGGGCCAGCGCATTTTCGGTTTTGGCGCAGCGATTGCACCGTAAAAGGCACCTAAACCGAAAATATTTAACTCGGTTTTAATGGGACTTTGAACGGAAATTGGTCATGCCTTTTTGACCTGTTTTCACTCTGACTATTCGACCAACGCGCTTGGAGTCAGAGCAGGCCCGAAGAGAGCCGCGCTTGATAGCGAGCCGTCGCTATCAAGCATTTTTGTTTATATTTAACCGTGGCTTCGATGCCACAGAAAAGGAGCTGTCATGGAACCAAAGTTTAAAATGGATAAGGGCGACATAATCCATCGAGGAGCCGTTTA